AAGCCAAAAGCAGGAATTTACAGGAATACGCCTGGGCGACCTTCCCGCTGAATTACGGCCCCGTTTTTTGAGGGCACAGAAGATTTTCTATGATATGATTGAGCTGAAGTTCGCTCTAAACGACCTTCCCGACAATGCATCGGATAAAGCTCTTCCGATTATGATCAATATTTTTCAGCTCGATGAGGAGCGCGATACCATTTGGGAGGAGCTCCACCATTGGAAGAAACATCGAACCCTTCTCACTGTTCCGGAGGATGATTTCAGCAAACTGGATCCCAAATCGCTATGGCGTAAAAAGCGAAACTTGGAGGCGAACATCACCAAGATATCGAAACGGGTCGATCAACGTTACTCCGATTTGGAAACCGAAACAAACAAACACGACCGGCTGCTCATAGAATCATCGATACGTAAGAGCGAGAACACCCTGCACCAACATAAGGTCAATTTGGAAAAAATCAAGAAGTTGATATGAGCGACATGATGCGCCAAATCCGGAAGGATAGCACCCTGGAGAATATCATGGCCTCCTATTTCGATGAACGTGCCATAACGCTATCCGAAAATGAGGAATTGCAGAAGAAGCGGTGCGAGGCCGCCTTTACAATGCTCATCAATGACCATAGCATCACCAAAACGGTAAAGAAACTGATGAAGCTCTATGAAATTTCGCAGGGAACCGCCTATCGCATCATCGCCATGGCCGAAATGCTTTTTGGGAGCGTCAAAAAATTCAATAAGGACGCCTGGCGTTTCATTCAGATCGAACGTAAAAGAAGGTTGATCAAGAAGCTCACCAAAGCGAAGGAATGGGAACTGGTGCTCAAGGCGGAGGAACAAATCGATAAACTTCTCGATTTCGGAGCGGAGGAATTCAGTTTTGACCCTGAAAAGATAAAATCCCAGAATTATCAGATTAAAGTATCCAAAAGGTTCGAAGCTGCCGTTGTAAAAGCATTGTCAAAAGGTCCGATCGATATGAACAATCTACAGGTCGAAGATATCCCTCACGAGCCCGTCGATGGAGAACGATAAAAATATAAACTTCAATCCCGCCCAATTGGTGGGCATCATGGCCCAACAGAAGGTCAAGATGTTCGTTTTCGGTCGTGGAACCGGAAAATCCACTCTTTTAGCCTGGTTCATGGCCATGGCGGTAAAGCACATGCCCAGGGCAACATTTATCCTAGTTGGAAATACGTACGCCCAAATTTTATCGAATACTCTAAAGGCTACAAAGGCAGGTCTCGATATGCTCGGATTTTATGAAGGGGTAGACTATGTTGTAGGCACAAGGGCAGGGAAGAAAATGGGCTTCAAATTGCCGCATGAGACACCTGACCGATGGGAGAACATGATTCACTGGAGCAATGGCACCATTTTTCAGTTGGTAAGCCTGGACAATGCCAATAGCGGGCGAGGTATCAACTCCTCAGGCTTTATTTCGGATGAGACCGCCCTTCAGGATGAGGATAAATTGGCTATTTCGGTAAAAAATACCAATAGGGCCATCCCAAAGGAAATTATTTGGAAGGACAATCCTTATCTGTTCTCTGAAACCTATGCGACTTCGATGCCAGTTACCAAAAAAGGCAATTGGGTCTTGAAATATGAGGAAATGTGCAAACAGGATCCAGCCAAGACACTTTTTTTGAAAGCGGATGCCAGGTGTAACATGGAGAACCTTAGACCCGACTATTTCGACTATATGAAGCAATCCTATTCAAGTGATCTGCTGTACAATGCCGAAATGCTCAACATACAGCCCAAAGAAGTAGTGGGTGGTTTCTATCCGCAACTCAATCCCGATATCCACTATTACACCGATCATGACAACGATTACCTAGAGGGTTTGCACAATGTGGGCAATCTCACCCAATTGGACGGACGCTATTTCAACTGTAAGCAGGATAGGGACTTTAATCCATCCATGCCGTTGCTTATAAGCGTTGACTATAACGCCAGCATCAACAGTCTTACTGTATCACAGCTGCAGGGTGATGTTTACAAGGTGCTCAACTGTTTCTTCGTGAAGAGCCCTGCGATACTCGATGATTTGTTCACAGAAAAGTTTATACCCTATTATGATAGCTATCCAACTAAGATCATCAAATTCTATGGTGACCGTAATGGTAACAACCGGGTAGCAAACAGTAAGCTCACTTTCTCTGAGCAGGCTGCGACCCTATTGCGCAATGCAGGGTGGAAGGTGCACATGATGGACGTGGGCAAGAACCCTGACCATATCGATAAGTTCAGGCTTATCAATGTGATGCTAAAGCGTGATGGACGTGGACAATTACCCGCCATACGCATAAACGAGGGTAATTGCAAAGACCTCATTATCTCCATGGAGCATGCCGAGGCTATCGATGGTCCCAAGGGCATTCAGAAGGACAAACGTAGTGAACGCCGTGAGCTCGTAGAGCAGGAGCATGCCACACACTTCTCCGATACGTTTGACTACCCATTGTTCTCATTGTTCTGGGAGAAGTTTATTCTAGGAGGCAAGTCGACCGAAGACCTGCCCAACTCCAACATCGGCTCGTAGCCATACCCGTTTTCATATTACCTTGATATTTGCAATGGCAACGGTCATTTTCCGATAGGCCACGGCGTTGTAAATGAGCGCAAAATGAAAAACTTTCATAAGTTTCTAAAGGCTAGGTTTTTGAGATTCAAAAATTTAACCCTTGGAAAATGAGAAATCAGTTTTTATTATATTTGGCATCCAACCAAAACTTTGGACATGAGGACTATTCTAAATTTGTTTATACTATCAGTTTGCTTCTTTGTCTTATTTGCTCTCTTCGGAATACCTATTTCATTTTGGATAGAAGACCGTGGTATTTCAACAATATTATCTTTTGTCTATGCAGCACTGATTACATATTTTTTAGGTCGATATCTTTTTAAAAAGGAAGTTAAGAGAAAAATTATTTCTGCTAAGGATAACGCAAAGACCGAAAAACCGATTAAGCCTTTTTCTTTAGGAGGGTTTAGCAATTACCGGATGTTAGACACTATGGTTGCGGGCAGTAATTTCCAGAACGAAGACGGTCTTCATAGGTTTCACCATATCAGAAACATTGAAGAATTTGATACGATAGTTTTAAAACGCGAGCCTGAAAACGAGTTCGACCCTAACGCAATACCAGTCTTTGATAGTAAAGGAGAAAACCAATTGGGATACTTACCTCGAAAATATACTCGTTGGCTGGGTAAAGAAATGGACCAAGGCCGAAAAGTATACGCTTATTATAAAAGAACGCTGACCCAAGGCGACTATCCTATACCAGTTATCTTGATTGAATTGGAGATTACTGAAG